CTATTTCCACGATTCACAGAATATTTTATACCCCCCTACCCCCTCTTTATAAAAGCCTGAGCGAACCTTGCAGTTCATTTGACCTTATAGGGTTATGGCGTATTACTTCATGGTAATTAGCAGAGTTTACGCCTAATATGTTACGAGTCATTACATAATGATCCATCTTTATTTTTAATAATTACCCATGCACCCCTATGCCTCATCAAAAAAGGAGTGTCAAAGTGTAAGGGACTCCTACACGTATCCGCGCAGGCCGACAAAAAAACGGATTAAAAACTAAGGTGCCTCCTTTAAACGCGATTCAAAAAATACTGATTTTTTTTTCAAGGGGTGGGTACATAATCCCCTTTTAATTTAAGATTAACGTCTTGGTACCATACATAACTTTTTTAAATAAATGATGACTAGATATATTGTCCGTATTTAATGACCCTACAAAGGTCCAGGATAGAAAGGCTGGAATGGTACGGGCTACCATTATTTTAAAAATTGCACTCTTGGTACCATATAGTTACTTTTTTAAACTATACATACACATTTTCAGTTAATGAAGATTAATACTAAATTCATTATTTACTATCTTGTTAGTATAGTTGGTTTAGTTTCTTTAAATGAATTAATCAAAGAATATTCTGATTTTGATATATCATATGGAATTATTGGAGGACTTTTGTTTTGTACACTTTACTTAATAAAAAATCAAGAAAAATTGTACAAGTTAAGTGTTGAATTAAGTAAAATAAAAGAGATGTAAATATGGGTCTAGTTACATTTAATCCAAGTAATATTTCAATTAAGGACACTTTTTTAAATTTGATCAATGATATAGTACAGTTCTTTTCTGGTTTAGTATGAAAACAAATTGTAAATGCGGTTGCGATATACCATTAACTGATTATGAGTATAGAAAATGGAATGGGTACAAGCGTGGTCATGAGCCATTACCATAAATGAAATGTAAAAAATGTAAACATACCATTAATCAGGGATTTATTAATTGTAATACACCTGGATGTAGATGTGTTTGCTGGTCTGGTACCATATAGTATAAATTTTAAATTAAGAGTTATTTTCAATTAATTATTGGTTCAAGTATGCACAGGAATATGTACGAGACATGAGGCACCAAGATTGCAAAACAATTTGCGTTACAAGTCTGGACAGAAAAGATGTACGTTATGTGGATTATTTTTTATTACAATAGAGATACTTTGCATTTGCTGCAAGACTAGATTGAGAAGTGGACCACGTAGTAAAAAGAATACTAGATTACAGAATTAAGGGTACCCAGCAAAAGCTCAAAAAAATTTTTTAAAAAAGGGGTGTGGCCTTGTTAAAATGACTTGGTACCATGTAGTAACTTTTTTAAATTAACATATCTTCAATTAATTATGGGTGGATGTAAAATGCAAAAAGTGTGGACATTTACTTAGCTGGCATCATGGTAACGAATTACAAGAAAGATTAGATGGTGTTAAATACATTAGAACTTGTTATGGCATAGCTTGCATATGTACTGATTTTCATGGGGATGTAATTCATAAAAAGCCCAAAATAAAAACAAAGAAGCACTGGATACTGCGATTAATAAAAAGACAAAAAATAAAGGCTAATATCATCTACAAAAGACAATACAAAAAATTCCGCAGAAGATATATAAAATTTAAAAATAAACGACATCTTCATTAATTATGTTGAAACCAAAAGAAAAATGTCCTAAATGTGATCAGATTCGATACATGACTAAACATCACATTAAAGATGAACTTGGCAGAAAAACAGGTAAGATAGAAAAAATGTGTAGGGATTGTCATGATGATGTAGAAGCAGATTACAATAATCGAGGTATAACAAGTGCTGCACCACCAAAAATTACACCAAATGAAAAATTACAACTAGACTATATGACTGGATTAATTCCATTTTATGCTACAAGACAAGCAATAGAAAAGCGATCATAAATGAATAAAATTATTTTGATTTTTTCTTTTTCCATTCCAATTCCATTCCCTTTCTAGTGAAATATTCAATTGAATCTTTGAGAGTTAGTATTCCGAGTTTATCTGCTTTTTTTGTTTTCAAGAATTCTTCACATGTTTTAATTAAATTATCAGAAATGCGAACTGAACGAAACTCTTTTACCATGAATATCATTATTTGATCATACTATAAACTGTTCATAACAACATATTTTAGATATTAATTATTAAAGTATTAAAGTAGGCTAGATAAGGCGATACAATGGAATTCTCCATTTAATATCCTACGGATACACTATATGTGTCTCATGTTGATGCCTATTTCATCACTTGATACAATAATTATTGAATGTAGTATTATGTATCAGAAAACACATCAATGTTAAATGAGCTATTGTCATTCCAAATACTGGGAAGATGCAAACTTTGGTGAAGAAAATAAAAGAGTAAGGAGAAAAAATCAATGCAACTGTACTCTATGTCAAAATAAAGTATGATGGAAATTTCAGATGATGAACTTATGGCCTATATTATAGATCATAAAAAAATGAAAATAATGCGCGAAATAGCAAAAAAAATACCCGATAGTAATTTGGTGTATATAGTAAAATGTATAGATGAAACATGGGAGAAAGAGATGAAAAAATTAATGCCACCAAAAAAGAAAAGTAAATTTGTAACTAAATTTTAAAAACAATGAAAATAATTAAATTCACAAAAAATTACCATATTCATTGGATTCTGATTTCTCATATCGAATAAGAATTGGAGACATTACTAGTCCCAAGGATCTTATAGGACTCAAGGACTTTACACTAGAGATAACATCAAACAAGCCAGAAGCAGAAATTTTTGACTTTGCTGAAAAAATTTTCCAAAAGCGTGATGTGTGGGCAATTAGTAGGGGATTTACATTTCTTGATCAAAAGAAAGTATCAATGTAATTTACTTTCTACCTAAATATAAAAAAGAATTCAAATTATAATTTTTAAATATTTACTTGTGAAAAATCTGGTTTCTCAAAGTCTACAGCTTCTTTTTTTGGTTTGACTCCTTTTTGCTCTCTTCTCTTGTGAGTATTCATGTGTCTTTCTAGCCTGGTTTCATCTGAAAATTTCATATCACATTTAGGGCAAGCAATCAATACAGTAAATTGATTTTATCAGTTTTAAGTGATTAGTTAAACCCAACCTCTCCACATCTAGATCTAGTAAGACTGAGAATCCCCACCCTCATGCTTCACCAAGGCTTGTGAATTTGATTATATTTTTAGTTTAAAGGTAATTTGAAAACAAAAATACCTTTCAATGACTAGGCTACCTCCTTTTAAGAAATGAAACATGGCACAAGTTGTTACCTCAACACTAAGACCTTTGGGAACACCTCCTGAGTTGGCAAATGTTCTAGCAGCAGATGCAACTGAAGAGTCGATTACTGGAACTACTCCAACTCAAGTCAAAGATATGTCATTTATTATTGGCGTAGTAAACTATGTAACACTTACTATAGAAATTGAATTAAAAACAGATAATGTTACTAGTCCTGCACATTGCAGAGTTAGACATGATGGTTTAGGTAGTGATGATTTAGATCTTTCTACATCATCTACAAGTTATGTAATTCTTGATGGAGTAATAGATACATCAGCATTTGGTGCTGGCAGGCATACTATAGAATTTTACCTTGATGATGGTTCTGGCGAAACTGCAACGATGAGAGAAACTTGGGTTTACGGTGAAGAGTAACTTTGGTTGGAACAATCAACAGCAAAAGTCTGTTGCCAAAATTATCAGTAATGATGCTAACTGATGTTACTGTAATTCCTGCTGATTTAACTCAAGAGACATCACTTAATGGAAAATATGTTAAAGGAATTACAAGTGCTGTAACTAACCCTGATGCAGATATTGGAAATGCAACACATACCCATGCATCTCTAGGTGATCACACTCATCCTGGAACTGTTGCATCACATTCTCATAGTGGAACTCATGGAGGTGGTGGAAGTTCAGTTCCAACTGTGCCAGGAGCAGGTGTAGGAACTAGTTTTGCAAATCACACTCATTCCATGAGTTGCAGTAGTGAATCAGAAGCTGAAGCTAGTAATGATGGAGCTCATACTCATGATGCATTTACAAATGATTTAGAAAATAGAACTATAGCATTTTACAAAAAAACCAATACTGTAATTCACATGAGTGTAAAGTCATTGCCACGCAATATGACATTTTTCTATTCTCAAACAGGTACACTCCCTGATGGACTATTGGCAAATTTGACATACAATGGAAAGCATTTCAAAGGAAATGCTACACCTGGAACAAACAGTGGTTCTAACTTACACCAACATGATAGTCAAATTCATACTCATTCTGTAGATATTGGAGCACATGAACACACCTTTAGTTTTGGTGGTGCAGCACCAGCAGGTCATGGTTCACCTTTTGTAGTTCCTCTTGTAAATCAAGGACATAGCCATGGTTCTGGTACGGCAGGGACTACTGGTATGGTATCTTCAGGTGTTACTAGCGGAGATAGTGTTGGACACCAACATGATGATATCACTCATGAACCTGCATTCAAAACATTACGATTACTTCAAGTAGATTCTGTAAAAATGAGTAATGTTGGAGTTCCCAAAAATTGTATTTTTCTTTGGTTGGATTTAGTTAGTCTGATTGTTTCAGGATGGCAGGTATCTGACGGAACAAACAACACAATCAACATGTTAGATATGTATCCTAAAGGTGACACTACACCTAATACAACTGGCGGATCTGATACACACACTCATTCAGAAGATACTGTATCGCATTCCCATACTGGTGGAAGTCCAAGTCACACTCATAGTCCTAGTGGTTCTAGTGCTACTGAAACTGCTGTTAATAAAACAGTCAATAGTGCTGGTACAACTGTATCTGGAACACATGCACACTCTGTTTCAACTGTAGGTGCAGGAGCTGCCCAAGCAGTTACTGTTACTGATGCTGCATCAAACCATACTCATGGTGCAGAAAACAGTGAACCTGAAGCAAAGACTGTAGCATTTGTTGAGAGAATAAATTGACTCACCATACTTGGAAACATAGATTTGAAACTGCATTAAGAAATAAAAACTGGAAAAAAATTTTACTACATCAACTCTTTGAATATTCTATAGTTGGAACAGTTGTGATTGCTTTAGAGGCAAAACCTGAATCTTGGATAATAGGTATTGCAATCGCCTTTGTTGTTCATATGGTTATGTTTGAGGCACTAGATGCAATACATCCCAAAAAAAAAGACTAGTTGTAATAATACCTTTAATTTAATTTGCAAAATAAAATTGTGGGACTAGATGATACAAAGTCTTCAAGAACGATATGGAAATCAAAAGATTTTCTAGCAGGTAGTGGAGCTGCTGCATTTGGAATGGTGTTATTGCTGCTTACATTAATCCAACCACTTGTAGTTGAAAATACATATGCGATTAACGAAAACTCGGTTAGTATTGGTAGAATAAATTTAACTCTTGAAAACATTGATGGTTCCATTGATACATTTAATGATAATTTTGATACCTTGGATAATAAATTAGATAAGATGGGATTAATTTTGTGTGACATGTCTGATGGCAAGCACTGTAACTAAACAAAGCATGGATGATTTTTGGGAATTTATTTTAAACGAGATTCAAAACTGGTCATTTAGATTTGAAGATATTTTATTACATTCACTTTCTGGAATATTTTTTGCAGTCTCATTTAAAATTAGAAAAATTATTAAAAAAATAAAATCATATTTTTAAATCATGTACCTGGTTCTTGTGGTCCTACTTTAACAAAGTTGCCAGCTCCTTGTCCTGAATCTTTTTGATTATCATATGATGTTGTTACAAAACCATTACTAAAACTTCCAGTGTATGCAACTTGTAATTGATCTACTCTTCCAATTTGATTAACTGAACCTCCTCCACCTCCAGACTGAGCAGCATCAAAATTTGGTGCAGTAGTAAAAACATATGGTGTTGATGAAATAGAAACACCATCAAAGAATACCTCAAAGGTACCAGACAAATAACGAAAAGCAACATGGTGATATGCCAAATCTGACATGTCACCTATAGCAATTTCTGTAAATCCTGAATCATCAATTACTAATGCTATGGAGGTATTTGGTATTGGATCACCTTCTACACCTGAACTAATAATGACACCTGATTCTAGAGGAACTACAGGTATAGGTAGATTTGATGCCCAAGTATTATAAAATGTACTACTACCAGCTCCTGCAATTACATCATATTTTACCCATGCAGATACAAAAAAGTCAGTAGGAAATACATCTACAGTTGGAGTCATTCTAAAAGCTACAATAGTTGCAGGACTAGCACCTCTATCTGAGTTAGTAGCAACTCCTATCTGCCCTACTACTGGAGTAGGATTAGTAGGACCATCAGGATTAAATGTAAAATTTTTACCAGTACTAGAATTAGTCCAAGGAAGTGGGGATGTATCATTAAAGTGAAATACATCTGCAAATCTTGTACTCCAAACTGGTAATGGATTTTGCTTGTCTGTTGCAAGTGGGTCGCCATAAAACATGAAAAATGTATTATCTGTAACATCTGATAGAGTAGTTAATACCCATGCAGCTAGAGTTCCAGTGGTATTATCATATGATTCTCGATCATAAGGAATTACTGTAGTTCCATCTGACTCTGTAAAGAAAATATCAAAACCGTCTGGTCTTGCAAAATCACGCAAGTCAGTATCAACAATGGATACAAGTAATGGAAATGCAGTTAGTGGACTTGCCCCCGTTACATCTGCTGCTAATACTGTAAGCTCTTTTTTAAACGCAGTTGATTCTCCTGATATGTTACCTTCTCTTTGAATATCTACTGGAATTATACTATTTGCAACTGAAGTTGTTTCAAGTGCTCTTGCAAATATTTGATCACCATTTAATCCATCAGCTAATCCAGTAGGTGATGGAGTTAGCGCATCACCTATTTCAATTGGATTAGTTAGAGCTCCATTTGCTAATGCTAGACATCTTCCTTGTATGCATACCCGAACACCATCACCAAAAAATGATACTATAATCCCCGATGATAAATCAGCAGTATCAATTACTCCATTACTATACACTCCTTCAAAGTCTCCTCCCACTATTACGCCATAACCTTCTCCTCCAAACTCATCGACTTTTCCAATTCTTGGAAGAAGATCATCTGATTGAGTAAATCCTATACCTGTTCCTGATGGTAATTCTCTTACAATATCTCCAATTGCCAAGTTTTCATCACCACAAATTGCATTAATTACAGTACTAGCATTATGATCAATTGGTCCTTGAGCTAATCCTAGATATTCATTAACAAATGTAACACTCACATTTTTTAATAAAAATTAATTTTATAGGTATTTTCAATTATATTTTAATTAGTCTTGTTAGTAGATTATTAGTAGTAACAATATTTGAATCAAGATCTTTTCTAATTTTTTCAAGTTTAATTGGGTCTTTTCTAAAACTCATAAAAAATAAATTACATTCTTTGATGGTATTTGTCATTTCTGTGTATGTTTTATCATTTAATCTATTTTTGAGACTCTCTAAATTATTAAACATCTCTTTGAAAAACGGTGGAAATAGAATTTTAATAATTATCATTCCTCGCGTAACATCTAAAATAGGTATTTCAGAATGAAGTTTTTTGTATGTGAGATATAATTTGTATACTATTTTGAATTTTGTATGATCTAATTCTTCTAAAATCAATATACTACTTTTAATGGTGATTAGATTTTCTCTAATTGTTGATAACACTTGATAGGTAACTAGCTCTTCAAACTTTTCATTTATTGTACCATGATTCATAATTGATTGCTGTGTTAATTGTCTTATCAGCTCAGAATTTTGCTTGATAAATACAGAGTTTTGCTTGTTATTTATTTCTAAAACATGCTCCATAAATTTTGATATTTGATCATTGTTCTGTTCTGCAACTTGTTTTAGAAAAAGTGTGTTTGTTTGATCAGCTTGTTTTGAAAACTTTTCTATGAAAATATTCATATGTTTTTCACTTTTATCAAAAAAGTTTTTTTGATATTCTGAGTTTTGTTGTCTATTTAGAGAAAGTGTCTCTGAAATTTGTTTCTTGTTTTGTAAGATTAAACTATCAAAGTCTTGTTTTGTTTGTTTGCTAATATTTAAAATCTGTTCTATGAATCTTTTGATTTCCTCTTTGTATTGTTCGATAATTTTGTTAACTACTTCTGAAATTTTTTGTCTGTTTTGTGTGATGTATTGTAAGTTTTGCTGCTTGATTTGTACTGTATTTTCAAATTTTTCTTGCTTTATTTGATTTATGTATTTTAAAATCTGGTCGTTTGTTTGCTTTGTAAAATTCTCATATTGTTCATTTGTTTTTTGCAATAATTCTTCTTGAAATTCTGAAATCTGTGTGGTGAATTGCATTGATAGTTGTCTTTTTATATTCTGATTTTGATTCCTATTTTTCTTTGAAAATTCTTCTAAAAATTCTGTGTACTGTTGAGTATTTTGTATTAGGTTTTGCTCTATTATCTCCATGCTTTGTTCTCTACTTTTCTCTAAAATCTCATCTATGATCTTGGATCTCTGCTCAGTTTTTTCAGGGGACTCTATGAGTAATTCTATTTTTTCTTCAGGTAACTCATGAATATTTTTGAAAACAATTTTTTTGAATGTGTTACTCCAAAACTCTGAAATGGATTTGTTTTTGGAATTATTACTAGCATCAAATGCCATTAATTAAAAATATTTTCAAATATTAAAAGATGGACTTCAATAATTATTGTATGTGCTATGATATAGTATTACAATAAAATATAGATGTGAATGCAGATACTGCTATAGTTGGCAATGGAGCATTTTTTCATTATTGCCACAAACTAAAAGGACTAATGGCATTAAGAATTCACCACTCAAAGTGTCCATTGTGTTTGCAAAAAAATCCTGATTACACATTAAATGAAATGGTTCATGTTGTGTATGACTTGTCTACAGGATCAGTTGTATTGATATTTGCAGATGAACAAAAGGCACTCCAATATATTCAAGATCATTCTTTTGATCATTTGGCATTAGGTGATAGTGGATATGTCAAATAGGTTATGATATAATATGGCATCTTTAAAAAAGTAAATACAACTAGAAAGAAATGGGCAAAGAATATTGTGTAATGAATATCTTATCTGATAATGAATTTTGTGAAAAAGGATGTACCTTTGATTGTGGATGTGGGGTGATTCATCATGAATATTATTATTGTATGATGCATGAAATAATAAAAAACACTTACAACAGGAAGACGTATTGATTTTAAATTATATTTAATTAATTCTAAAATAGATGGTATTGGTGAAATTACAATGAAATACGCAGAACGTAATCAAGAAGATGCATGGAAGAAAGAAGGTCATAAATTATGTGAATGTGGAGATTGGAATTTTAGCCACAATCATTCTTCCTTTTCAGATTGGTTACTCAGACGTAGTTGGTGTAGTCGTTGCATGTGTCCTAAATTCAAGGAGAAATTATAATGCGTTCTACATATGAAATCGAACGCGTGTGCATGTGTGGGGAGACAAAGAGGACTAGACAAATTTGGTGTGATGATTGTTTTAAGAATAAAGAAATTTGTTCCAAATGTAAAGAGTATAAACCCCCGAGCCAGATACTATGTAAAAATTGTTATGTAAATCAAATTAAGTGATAATATCTGTGTAGATTGCAATTATGAACTAAAAAACAATAGATCATTACTTTATTACTAATACTGGTGAAAATGTTTTCAGAAAATTAACAATAGAGATCGCATCTTAAAGAAATCTTTAAAACATCAAATAATTCTCTGATAAACAAGAATGGCATTCATCAATTATGATATTCATAATTGGTGTTCACTTTGTTCTATTAAATTTCATAAAAGTAAAGGCATCAAGTGTCCTGTATGTGGACTCAGAGCAAGAATTTCTGCTCGTAATCCTGCAAAAAGTGGTGTAGACCTTCGCATGCGTGTACCTAATTAAAATCAAAAAAAATTATGGGCTGTAGTAACCAGCACCAAATACATACTCACCTTCTTTTACCAAGTATGTGGATTTTGGATCTACATTACCTGTCTCTGGATTATAAAATTCATAGTGAGCCCACGTTGAACCATAATTTTTTAAATTGTAAAGCATTTGACTAATAGAAATATCTGCATTGTTTAGTCCTCCTGGAGGTGCTGTTCCAACTAATTCCTCTCTTGGATGAGCAATTAGGATGTCTAGTTTATCATCTAAGACAAACGAATAATATTTTCCTTCTGTAAGAATAATTGAAGTTACATTTCCATTAAATGACTCTATTGTTTTAGTTACTGAAAGCTTGACTTCGTTTTTTTGAGTGATTTCATACAATTCATCATATACAAAGAAGCTCAAAATTCCTACTGCTACTACAAATGCAATAATTCCGATGTATTTTTTTTGCATACTATATGAAAAAGTTGGGGCTATTTAAAGTCAAGTTCAATTTTTATGATAAGTGTTTTGATGAGGCTTTTTTAAATAATTATAAAAAAAATTTGTTACATGAACAAAAATCTAACAGAAGAAGAAAAACAAAAAATGCAAGTTAAAAATGCAAAAAAAGCAATTATTGAAGCATTAAAAGAAAACAAAAAGAAATAACATACAATAGATGAGAAATCTTTAATTACTATTTAATATCGTAAATTATTAGTTTCAAATAAAGTTGTGAGAACTTTGCGGATACAGATATCCTATTTTGAAATTCTACCAATTGGAGTTCACCATTCCTAACGGAATTTCCTTTGGCTCTTTTTTAATTACTAAATTACACTGACTATTTTTTAAAAATGGCATACAATAATTATTGAAAGTATGGTTAAAAAAAATAATTCTTAAAAAGATCTCATGTTTGTCTTTGATACAAGTTCATGGCATTACAATTTAGTATTGTATGTCTTTGGAAAGACTTTTTTTTCTAACAAAACTGTTGATGCTGAAAAAATAAGAAAAAAAATACAAACCCTTGAAGACAAGGCTCGCAAGGAGCATCCTAATGATGATCTTGCAATAGAACATGCTTTACGAGGGAGCCATCTTTATGATGATGAGGAAATTTATTCATATGCTCCAAAAACTGTAAATTTTTGTCCTTATTGTAGAGCAGTTTTATGGTCTGCCTTACTTTTACCATTTTCAGTAATATCAAAACTAATTCCAAAAAGAAAGAAAAAATCTTTTGATATAAAAAAATCCAGACGAAACACAAAGATTCTCAAAGTGATTGTTATGGCTATATTTGCTATTTGGGGCACAATTAATTTACTTCAAGGAAATTATTGGATGGCTATTTTTCAGTATGCAGTTGGATCATTTCAGATTTGGGGAAAGTATGTCTTTGAATGGTCTATAAAATGGAGTGCAAAACGAGAAGATAAAAAAATTCAAAAACAAAAACCAGAAGAACTAACAAAAAGTCCTAGCTTGTTTTCTGCCTATCTAAAAACACATCATCACAAAATTTGTCCTCCTGTTACATTTGTTGATAAAAATGATACGGAGATTAGGCGATAAATGAATTTTGATGAGAAATGGAATCAAAGAATTGCGTTTCAATGCTCTTGTTGTTTTACAAACTATACGATGCATGAATATTTTGCACTTCATTCTGTCTGGGTTAATGGTGATGAGAGATATGGGAAGACTACTGCATGTGGCAAATGTGGGAAACTATTCCATAATGGAAAATGGCAGATACAATCTTTTAAGGATATTTTTGTAATTTACACAACTCATCTTGAGATGCCACAGTGCTCACCAAATTTTTTTGAGGATATTACTGATAGCCAATATTTCTGGGAAACTATGGTTCAAAATATACAAAATGGACAATGGTTGGGATTTCAATCAAGATACAACAATCAAAAAGATGCAATAGATGGCCACTGGCTAGCATATGACAAGCTAGAGGATATGATATTAAATCCTAAAAAATATCCTATGGGAATAATTGAAATGTTTTCAAATGCAATGGAGGCAGCAATATCTCAAAAAAAGTTGTACAGTCAGGAGACAAAACAAAAATCAACATGAATTATCATAGAGAAATTAAAACATCAGGAGATTTTAAAAATGATCCAAACGCTGCCCTTGATGCACTATCAAAGACTGGCTTTGCTATTTTTATGATTAGCAAGAACTGGTTTGATGATCAACGAGCAATAAAGGAATGGAGATTTGCAAAAGATATGAACAAACCAATGGTGTATATTTTTAAAAGAGAGAAAAACTTTTGTGTAGAAAACAAGTTTCTTTTTGATGCCCCATCATTAATTGGAACAATTTATGATAATGGAAATACTGAAGAGATTGGTAGATATCTTCAGGGATTCATTTCAGCATATGAGAAAAATTTGGATGAGGTAAAAAATAAATGAAAGAAATTGACACTGAATATCTAGATACGCTCCTTGATCAAATACGTTGCAAAAATAATGGAATAAATTCTCACATAAACAAAAAGGGATTTCTAAAAACTGATGGCATCATGATTAATGAAGAGCATTTTTCCTTTGAGTATTTGCGAGAAAAGTCATTACTCATTGATGCACTAATTGATACAATCAAAAAAGACATTCTTTTAAAGTCTGGACGATTTAGAAAGCTTGAGAACTAATGCCTGTAATTTATGGAGAAGGTCATGTATTACTTTCTTTTTTTGATATAGAGTATGAGGATTCTATTTCAAAAATTACAGATGTGTTGATGAGTAATCCAAATAAGAGATTCAAACTATCACTAGATGTAGCACTACCGTTAAAGAAAAAAAGAGTATGATGAAAACGTGGGATCGTTTACATGAAGTGGATTTCATCACTTAGTTGACTCGCTTGCTTTTGATTGGGTTTCTTATTTGCTTTGACTCGTACCACAGTCTTTGGGTTTCAGCTGTATGATGACTCGATCGGTTTGCATGGTTTTCAAATTACTGTTGACTCGCATACGGAGTATGGGTTTCAAATACTTGTTGGTTCGAACATCTTTAATGGATTTCAGCCTTTGAGTGACTCGAATCTGATACGTGGATTTCAGTCGGGTCCTGACTCGTTTCTTTTTTTTGGTTTTCAAATGCCCCCTGACTCGTATCAGACGGTTTGGTTTGCAAGTGCTTATTGACTCGTAGTGCAATTCTGGGTTTCACGGTTTTAATGACTCGTACTCATAGAGTGGGTTTCATGGCGTTGATGACTCGAATCTTTTGTATGGGTATGCAAGTGGTAGTTATCTCGTAACTAATCCTTGGGTTTCAAAAGTTTTTTGACATCGCCTCAGTTGTCAGTAAATGCTTCTACGACACTATGACCTAAAAGTTGTTTGGCATATGGTTCTGTTGCTTCTAATCCTTGTTGTCTTCTCCAGGTTTGCCAAACATGAGCTAAAAATATCTTTGATACTTTTCTCATGGCTCGATTATTAATGTGACCGTCATTGTACATAGTTTTTGAGTTTACAATTTTCTTTGTTGGATGTTTTCTGTGTTCATCTTTTTTTATCTGCTCGTATAGCTTGCGATACTTTGAGTTTGCAGATGACTGTTTTACAAATGATGCTGCTGCCTTCCATGCCAGTGTCTTTAGTTTATCACTCCAGTTTGATTGGTATCCTGATGTTCTCTTTTGTAATATTGGTGTTGTTTCATAATTACATATAGGACAAGAATCAAATGGATGTAGTTTTTTTGCTATAGTTCCTGTTTGTTCATATTTTACTTCAATTGATGTTGGTTTTTTGCAATTAGGACAATATCTGTTCATTCCGTAACCTGAATACTGCCAAAGTGATGATACATGCTTGAATTTTTCTATATCATCAATGTATGCAATTAGTCCTGCTGAAAGCATTGGACCAATCCCTGTAATCTTTGAGAGATACTGTGTGTATAATGCATGATTTTTTAGTTGTTTTTTAATTAGTTTCTCAATGTCTTGTTCAAAGTTTCGTGCATTCTCAAGAATTGTAGTGATCCCATACACTGATAGTTCCTCTTTAGTTAGCGTATGTCCTCGCTCTGATGCGCCTATTCTTAATTGAGTCTGGATTCTTTGTCCCTGAAAGTCATAAAAGATGTCAACTAGATTTCGCAGTAGAAATGGTGGAACATTATCTGAATCAGGAAATGGAATTGGAACATCTTTTTTGGAAATAACACTTTCTGGTTGAATGTATGCAGGACCTTTAGTTTTTTGTCTTGGTTTTTTTACAATCTTTTTCTTTTTTGTGACCGTTGTTTTTTTCTTGACTATTTTTTTTGGGGCAATTTTTTTCTTTGTTACTTTTTTTGGCTTTGTTATTTTCTTAATTACTGCCTTTCTCTTTGCTGCTATTTCTTTACATCTCCTTTTGATAGCGATAGCCCAGCTTTTGGTGCAGCAATATCAATTATGTAATGATAGATTCCCCTCATTGCATATGTGTCTCTTTTTTCTGCCAACTCTTTAATTTTTGCTGCCCTCTTCATTACATCTCCAAGCTTTAGCATATTATCTGATGATAGTTTGTTTTCATAAAAAATACGAAAGAAATTTCTTAAAACGGTATAATGATAAAATAGTGAATCAGGATTTGTTGCTAGCTGTTGTAATATTGGAATGAATCTTTTAATTATTCCAATGTCTCTATCTGTAATACCTGCGATAAAGTCATCAATGGCAAGAGGTCTTATTGCTCTAATTGATGTTGACTTTGAATAGTGCAGACAATTAATTGCAGTTCTATACGGCAGTTTTCCAACTGAATTGTAATGATCACATTCCTCTCTTAATGAGTTAAAGAATTTACTTTTACCATTGTCAAGTGCCTTTAGATGGTCTGATAGTGTTAGTGGTTTGCCCAGATTTAGTCGTCTGTAAATTTCTCTACGGTTTCCATCTATGTAGATAAAGAGAATCAAGTCATAGTTTGCAAGACCGTGCCAGTCCCTTGCATATTTTATTCCCTCTATTCTGTGCTGTCCGTCTAGTACCTCATACTTTGCATTACTTCCTGCAACTACTCGTAATACATTATCTGTAAACTTGTTATCCATTATTGCATATGCAATCTTGTGCGTTTTTGTTTTGGATATTCTTCTCTCAAACTTTGCATACTCAAAATACTCTTCAATTTTTGAAAGATCAAAGCTTGGTAAATTTACAAACTTTGCAGTAGGGGGCATGTATACTGTTTTTACCAAATCGATTATTTTTCAAAAACTATTCTTTATAACGCGAGATTCAATAATTATTAGCTCTCCTTTTCAGGCGAATTGTTGATATCTCAAATCCTGTAGGATCATACTTTTGTTTACCTATCATACAATATATGATACTCATAACAGAATCCTTTGGATGGTTGAATTCTTTTTTTGCTTTTTGTCTTGGGTCGTCTTTACTAATTTCAGAATTATCCTTATCTAGATCTTTTCGTGTAATGTCACAAAAGTCACCAACTAAAAAATCACACTCCCAATCATTTTTCATTGGAATTATTAACTGTGATACTTGTTTGTCATTTTTATCAGGAACTTTACTGCCAACAAAGTCAATAAAGTTTTGAATAATTTGTGTCTTATCTACTGAATAGTGTTCTTTTTTCTCACCAATTGTTGGTGCATCAATAATGTCCTGGTTTTTGTGTCGCATGGTTTCAGATGTAATGTTTCCTGAAGTCCAGCACCCTTTGACTCGTCCTCGTCCAAGCCCTGCAACTTTTTCACCAAATGATGTATATCCTCCGTTTTGCATTAAAGTAACCTTATCTTTACCATATCCTAAATCAGCTACACAAAAGTCACAACAGTATTCTCCAAATAGTTTTACAAAATATGCTGCCTGATCATATTCATGCTCCATTGGTCGAGAATCAATCCATGCAAGCTGGAAACGATTAGTTTTTCTCCAGTAAATAACTACAGAGCCGACAGTTTTAGATGCTGCTGGTCCAGAACCCCAGTCGATTCCTAAAAATATTAAAACCTCATTTTTGAATTCTGCTTTTAATTTTTTTATTTGATCTGGTGTTAGTAGCGTAAGAGAATAATCATAACATGCCTCAACCATTTCAGGAGTAATAGGTCTGCGCATTGCCTTGAAGAATTCTCCATATACGTGGGCTGAAACTATACTTGTTGGATTATATTTTTTCTGATACTCTATAGAGTTTTCAGGTCTTGTCTTGTACAGATTTACTGCATCATCAATAGTTAATGGAATTCTTGCAAAGATTGTCTGTGGCATGTGATACCCGACATATTCTTTATTTTCTGGATGTGCTGCAACCCATTTTCCAGAAACAATATTTTCTGGATGCTCATTGGATAAATAACCACCATCATCAAATCGTAGTTTTTCACGCCAGTTCTTATCATCAAATACCCATTCTCTTTGGTCTGATTTTTTCCATAAATTATACCACTCCCCTCCTGCCTCTCCACCAATCCCTAAATAGTAACACTGTCCTTTAGTCATAGTCATAGAGTAGAGTGCAGCTGAGCGAAACTGCAATTCTTGGTATTGCGCCTCATCATATACCATCAAAGAATTTGTCATTCCTTGGACATTGTTATACTCATTTTCATCAGTTCTGACATAGATTACAGAATTATTTGTCAAGTTTATCTCCCCAACATTTGCTCGACCGTGCATTAGAAATGGTGAGAGCAATTCATTTCGCAGCATGGTATCCTTACGAAATCTCTGTTTACTCCATGCAGAAACACGGTCTTCCCTATCTACGATATATGTTACCTCTACATTGTCATGCGATGTAGCATAGCAACCAATGATATCAGTACCAAACGTACTTTTCATTGTTTGTCGTCCGTTAACTACAACAATGTTTGGTGACTTGTCCTTGTAAACCTCAACCCAAAACGGCTCCCATGCAAATGTTCTTTTTATTTTTCCAACATATGGACGAGCAGTTTTAATCCACTCTAATGGTTCTGTTGGTAATTGTGTATATGCAGATTTTATTTCAGTAGGATTTATTTGCTTTTCAATACCTTCTAACTTTTTCTCAAATGATTCAGTCAAACTACCTACCTGGCTTTAGAAAATCTTTTAGTAACTCTGGTGGAATTTTTTCTAGCTTCTTTTCAATGTCAGCTAGTCTCTTCTCATGCTGGTATGATTTTGCAAGTCCTGAATGAACTTGTGCCATATATCCAATTGAACCACCAAGCTTTGTCAGATAGTCAAGTGTACCTGATGAATCATCATTGTCTTTTTCATAATTGATAAACCTTTTGTGGAGTCTTTCAAAAATTTGTATGACACCTTCATACATTTTTTCTGTTTCAAGTTTTTCTGGTTGTGTTGTAGACTCCAACAGCTATTGATTTTTTTTCAGATTAAAGGTATGACTAATACATACAATAATTATTGAAGATAAAAATTTGGCAAAGTTTTACTTAGTATTTTTGTGATAAATTTTCTTGAGGTTTTCTTAAAGGACAGATATTTAAAGAATGGATCCAAAAAAAATTTGGTAAGAAAATCAATGGAGAGGAATGTTTGGCTACATGCCTAGGTCATAGAGAAGGAACTGGATGTTATCATAGATCACGGTCTACACAAAAGCGTGAAAACTGGGAGAATTGGCAGTTATGCCATGAATGCGCAAGAAAGTTACATCCTGATTATTACAAGGACAAAAAGAATCATGGAGTTCGTAAAGTAAAGGGAACACGTTACAGCGAATTACCATTTAGTATTGCAGAAATGCCTACTGATTAATAATACCTTTAATTTAGAAACACAATTTTTTCTATGACTTTACAATCTGGTAAAATGTATCGACCAACTGATGTTACTTTTGATATTGGAAATGATACTGTATATGTTGTAGAGCAATTTAATCACAGAATTTCAAAGTGGAATTATACGGCAGGTTCATTTGATTTTACAATTGATGCAGGACAAGTTACTACTCTAAGTTTAGATAATGTTGGTTCAGGTTATGTTGCACCAACTTTAGTATTTTCAGCTCCTGATTTAGATATTGCAAATCCAGTAACTGCTACTGGAACTATAGGCCAAACAGCTGGAAATTTGGATTCTCTTCTTCTTACTGATGGTGGAAATGGATATTCTGTTGCTCCAACAGTTACTGTAGTTGATTCTGCTGGAATAAATGGTGCAGTAAGTGTTAGTGCTATTAATGCTCCTTGGGGAAATAATGGGGATGGTACAACTGGTCAAGCTGGTCCTATAGGAGCTGGTGATTCAACTGATAACAATCTTTACCGTCCATCGGGAATTGTATTTGATGTTACAAATACTCTCTTGTATGTAACTGATACTTTTCATAATCGAGTACGAGTTATTACTCCTAGTACTGGTGCGTTTACTACTTCAATTGGAACTGGTGGTTCTGGCACTTCAGACTTTTATCGTCCAGCAGGAATTGCAATTGCTACTGCACTAGATGATGTTGTAGTTATTGCTGATGAATTAAATCAAAGAGCTGTAAGGTATACTACTAATGGATCTACTCTTGTAACACCATCCGTTTTAACTGATCCTTCAGTTACAACTGGGCTATCTTTTGTTAGACCTCATGGTGTAGTGTATGATGTAACTGATGATTCTTTTAATATTGGTGATTCATTAAGAAGTAAAATTAGTGCTTATACTAAATCTGGTACTTTTGTAAATCAATACGGAACCCCTGGATCTACTGTTGATAATGTTAATCTATTTTATCCATCAAGTGGAAAAGGAGTTCTTACTGGTACAGGTGGACCTGCTACAATATTTGCAGATACAAGAAACAATGCTCTAAAAACAATGAACAATGAAACTATTGCATTAACTACAGGAACAACTGATGGAACTGGAAATGGTGAACTTTATTGGCCTGAATCTGTAGTTGCTGCTGTTGATACATCGCAATATGTTCTTGCAGCAAACACTTACAATAATAGAGTTGAAATATTCAGCAGTGCTGTTGCAGTTTTAACTTCTCAGAGTCCCTTTAACTTTGGTTCTCCGTAGAATAATTATCTTAAAGATTTTTTAAATTGATTATACCTTTAATGATGTAACCAGCTTTTTTTTATGGGATTTGGTACCCGACTAAGAAACGGTTTAGCACAGCTTCTTTCCAGTGAAACTGATGTTGCACGACATCAAAGTACAAAATCGCTGAATCTTAACCTAGTCAAAGATACCCTAAACAGCTCATTGCTATCTGAAATGGTGCCAGGTCTTTCTATGCCCGTATGGGGTCCAGAAATTAATTCTGTAGGAGCGTACAGTAGGGAAGGCTATACTAGTAGAACTTTTGATGTTCCAAAAATTCCATTTAGAACACAAGCTAATGCTTTACAACTTGATGAGGATGTGCAGCTTGCACTAAATGATTTATCTTCTAAAGTTACAGGAGGTCAGCACTACATCAAAGGAGATTCTGAGAGTTTCATAGAATACATGGAGGACTTTACAAGTAATTTTCGCTTTGATACTTTTGATACAGAACTAGTAAAGGAGATGCTTTGGTATGGCAACTCTGTTTGGAAACCTCGCATGGGGATTCGTAACGTTGAAAGGTTTTCAGATCTTATGCATATACCAATTTCATCCTTTGTAAGAATCTGGTGGGATAGACAAAGAGTTCCCTACAAATTAGAATTTAGAGGGGCTGAATACCAAGGGTACCACAATGTTGGCGAGGTAATGCATTTCAAATGGAATCCAGTTGATGCATCAGTGTTTGGTACGGGCTTTGGAATTTCAGTTACATCTCCACGCGATTTTACAATGCCCGTCTCTGCTGTTGATTCAGTTGATGTTACATTACCCTCAATGCTTGAGCGAAAATATTCTACACAATTTACAATGCAGATGGCAGAAATGCGTTATGTATCAAGAAACGTTTGGATTGCAGATGGTGCAAATGCTGAGCAACGTGCAGTGTTACAATCAAGTATAGAGAATGCACAGATAGGTCAAGATGTAATTAGTGGAACAAACATTGAGGTAAAAGAATTAGGATCACAAGCAAGAAATTTCAATCCTGCACAATTTGCAGATATTACACAAGGACCACTCTTCAAAGCACTCAATGACTTTAGAGGAAAACAAGCTGGTGAAAGTACACACACATATGCAAATGCAGAACGTGCAGCTCTTTTAGATGAGTTGGGACTAACTGCATTTCCAATTTCATGTAGAGAACAGCTAAATGAATTACTCTTTAAACCCTGGTATGATTCACATCCATTCTTTGATGTAAATTATTATGGTGGAATGATTCCAGTTCCTTGGCATCTTACACGTTTTGATTTGAACTTTGGACAAGTAGAGAAAAAAGATATTGCAGTACAAGACATGATAAAACTAATTGAATTATATCTACAATCACCAATACCTAAAGACCCAAAACAAATCCTAAAATTGTTCGAGCAAGCTGGATTGCCAATTGATGAAGATTATCTTGTAACAATTGACAATGTGTACAATGATCCACATAATCAGTTTGCACTTGATAATGCAAATGGTAACTCTACAATGAATCAAGGAGGTGTTGAACATGCAGGAATAGTTGCACCATCTAGAACAGCTGATGGAACTTATCTACCAACTGCTGATATTGGTGGTGGTCCTGTTTTTAATGATCAAGTGATGGGTCAACCTCCAATGGATAATCCAATTTATGATAGTATGGCAAGAGATATTCGAGGAGGAGGTAATCCGTTTACTCCAACAAAGTTCAGACAATCAAACCAGAGTCAAGATTGGAATTATGGACGGGACTATGAATAATAATTACAATGGTGGTTTTCCTACTTGGAGCGGTACAGATACTAGTAGTTTTCCTGTTTGGTGGAATGGTACAGATACTATAGAGACTGCAACTACAAGTGACAACATTACATTTACTGCATCAACTGATGGTGCTTACTCTGGAAACATTCTATCATTAACTTCAAATACAACTTGGAGTAATTATAACAATTATGAGGTATGGCCTAAAGGAGTACAAGATCCATCAACTGAATTCAAATATTCTCCAAAGTGGCATAAGTTATTAGGATACGAAATTCAGATGAAACTAATGTGGGATTAATTGATCACAGCAAAAAAGAACTAATGGTTCATTTGATTTAAATAACATTTCTTAAACTAAAATTCAATAACATGAATAACGAAATAAAACGTAAAATAACTAGTCTTACACTGATGACAATTATGTTAGCAGGCGGTATGGTTATCGCTGCTCCAGGAATGGATCCAGCACATGCTGCTAATGCTAACCTAAATGTCTCCGCAAATACATTTGGTGGTCCAATGGTTGTAGAAATCATGGTCAATGATCCAAATCTCAAAGATGATACTGATGAATCCATGCCAAATGTTACTATAGATGGTAAAGATTTGGCTATGGCTCAAGGTACCGATGGAAATTGGTATGCATATGTTGCCGATAAAAACATGGCAGCAATTGCTAATAATAATTTGGGACTTGACTTTGGTGTACTAATCGCAGATCCAAACACTAATCTAATTACTGCTTTAGGTAGTAATGTTTTTGATTCAGATGTTGTAGCTTATTCAGTAGGTCAATCTACTGGTAATCTAGAAAATCTAGTAGTAAAAAGTGCAAGATCATTAGATAGTGCAGGAAACGGTAATGGTCAAATTCATCTGATAGCAGATGCTTGGCCAATTATCCAAACATTTGTCTTTACAGATGATTCAAATATCAGAGTAATTTATGAAACAACACCATCTCAAACTGAAGTCATTATATATGACGAAGATATGGATGATTTTGCTTTATACGACACTGATAGAACTTCATATCCACATAACGCAGACATTCACTTGGTACTTGATGATATGCAATTAAACATCGACCCAACTGATGAGGATGTTTGGACTTTTAATGTTAATAATGGCACATCTTATTATGGCATTCAAGGTACAAACTCAATTACTCCTGCTGACCAAGATTCATTATTTTATGGAGATAATGGCTTTTTAGCTATAGATGCTAAACAAGTAATTAAATTCCGAGATAATAATGATAGTAATCTTGTGGTAAGTGGTAACACTGTAACAGTAGAAGAAACTTTACCAAACTCTGGTATATTTGAAAACACTGATGCAGCAAATGCCGCAAATCTGTATACAACAACTGGATTAATTCGAGATGATAGTGGAATAATAGATTACAATGATGTGAAAAGCAGCATTCTAGTTTCATACTTTGGTGGTTCTATCCTTATGGATAAAGCATCAATTGATGGAGATTGGAAATCTGGTGAAAAACTCACTGTAACTGTTACTGATGAAGATGAGAACAAAAACACAAAGAAACAAGATATCTTTTCAGTTTCTAATCCAAACGTAAAGGCAATTCCTGCATTAACAATAGGAACACCAATTACTTTGGATGACAAAACTGTAGTTAATTCTCCAACTGGAACTACGCTTGTACAATTAGGACTCAATAATGTAATCCTTCAAGATGAGGTCGACTTAGCAACTCAAAACAGAACATCATTTACAGCATGGCTTGGACTCAATCAAACATCCACTGCTGTTCAACAAGATGTTGTTGATGCAATTCAAATTGCATTATTAAATGAGATTACTAATAGTGGACCAAATGTTGTTGCTCTTACATCGCAACTACAAGGTGCAAATGTTGAGTTAAGTGCAAATCAAACAGCTACTAATACATCACAGAGTGGTGTTGATCAATTAAGTAATCTAATTACGAGCAATACTTTGTTAATTAATACAAACAATATTGCTATCGAAAGAGGATTTGATGGAACAATACTAACAAATTTCTTTATTGATACATTCAGTAAGAGATTAATTGTGACAGCTACTGCACTAACTACATCAACATTACAGATAAATTACGATAACACAATATTGGATCTACAAAATTTCATGGGAGGAAATAATACTAATACATTCCTCAATTATGATCTTAGTGGATTTGGTATTAATGTTAACGCAGTTTCTGTAACTGATGGAGTAGATACAGTTGAAATTTCATCAAGCGATACAGGATATGCTAAACTCACTCCAGCTATGAAAACATCTATTGATTTACTATTACCAGAAGCAACTTTGACAGTACTTGTTGAATTTGCTTCTACCACTCTTGAAGGCGATTATCCATTAGTAATGGATTTCGTAAGATATGGTGGTGACAATGGTAGAATCAATGATGCAATCTATAGATATGAAGCAGAAGAAAGTACAGATGCTAGTGGTATCTTTACTGGTACAGTAGAATATATCATGTTGAATCAGATCAACCTCTTTAATGCAGCAACATTTGATAATTTGGAAACCATTGGTGACCAATTAACAATTATTGTTCATGAAGATTTGACTGAAGAAGATGCACTTGAATTAATCTATTTTGATGTAGACAAACAGGGTCAAAGAACCCAAGTATCTGATCAAATGGATGCACCAACTACTTCTGCTAGAATCACTTTTGATTCCTCAAATTATAAAGTTGCAGACACTGTAACTGTTACAATCGAGGATTCAGACTTGAATACAGATAGTGATATCATTGATATCTATACCGTAATCTCAACAAACACAATATCCCATCCAAATTTTGCAGGATTAACTCCTGCTACTGATCCATCTAGACTATTTGATGTAACATTCAATGATGTCTTATGGGCAAATACTGGTTGTGGTGAAAAAGGTTTGTTTGATTCTATGAATAGTATCATTGAAACTAGCAAAGGTTCTGGTATTTTCACAGGAACATTCCAGATACCATCAAATTATTGTAATGCAAATGACACCGTAGAATCCGTAACAGGACTTGACATCAAAATCAATTATGTTGACTTCAGAGATGCATCTGGTGAAACCATCGAAGTAGGTGATTCAGCAGGTATTAGAGCCCACACTGGCTCTGTATCTCTAGACAGAACAGTTTATCCAGTACCATGGGGCGTGGGATTATATTCTAATTTCCCACTCCATGCTACAGCCGCTGGCAATGAAAATCTACCTCAGGGTGATTTGACAATCCATGTGAGAGTTAATGACCCTGACTTTGATATTTCAGCAAGTGGTGAGGATAAAATACAAGATGGTACTGTCGGTCCAGTAACAATTAAAGTTAGTAGAGGTGGTAGTGATTTGGTACTTGCAACAGCAGGCGCTAACACAACTGCAACTATTGGCGGTATTGTAGAATTAGGTCCAATTACTGAAATTGCCCCTGATGCTGGAATCTTTGAACTTGATATGATTATCAAGTACGATGATGGTCCATACACTAATGCATGTCCTGATCCAAATACATCAATTGGCTGTATCTTACAAGGAGATATTCTCCAAGTACAATACAATGATCCAACTGATGCATCAGGAAGTGCAAATACTGTAACTGATTCTGCAACATTTGACTTGAGAAACGGCGTGCTACAAAGTGATAAATCCGTATACGTAATCGGCTCTGACATGATTTTGACCCTCATTGAACCAGACTTAGATTTGGACAATGACCAGGCAGAATCATATAATCTAGACTTGATTGAATGGGATTCTGATGCTGACCAACTTACCATGGGTAAACTTGGCGGTCAACCAGGAAAATTCGATCCAGAACCATCAACATTTAGAGAAACAGGTGACTCTACTGGAATCTTCCAGGTAGTCATCGAGATTCCTAGTGTATTAGGTGGTGATAGATTAGAAAGAGCAGAACAGATTGACCTTGAATATACTGATTGGGGTCCATCAGGTGCTGATTATGTAGGAGATGAAGATGAAGATGTTCAATTGACCATCTTCACATCAAACTTTGGAGCAACTGTCGAGCTTGACCAAAAAGTTTACACCTGGACTGATAAAGTCTACATTACTATCGTCGCACCAGATCTCAATTTTGATAGCAATCTAATTGATGAAATCGGCACAACTGCTGATGACAATCTCACTGTTTCAACAAGAACCAATGATATTGACAACTACAAGTTAGTCGAAACTGGTACTGACACAGGCATCTTTACTGGTGAGGTTATCCTAACTGGATTCCCTCACGACGCTGATGGTGATCGTTCAACAGGTGATACTAATGGATATGATACAAGCCCAATAACTTCTGGTACTGGTTCAGGTCCAACAGATGGATTTGTTGAAGCAGGTGATGATGATGGTCTTACTATCTCCTTTGAATTCTCAGATGGAGAACATGTAACAGGATCAGCATTAATCAGATGGAATATAGGCGAGGCTCAATGGCTTGAAGCAAGCTATCCAGCAAGTGGTACAGGTGTTATGAGAGTGATAGACCCAGATATGAACATAGATCCAGAAGCAGTCGACAATTTCAATGTCGATGTGTGGTCTGACTCCGATGCAGGAGGTATTGATCTTACTGTAACTGAAACTAATGAGGCAACTGGAATATTTGAGGGAACTGTGTTCTTCACAGTTAACGATCAATCTTCTGGTCACAGACTCAGAGTAGCAGAAGGTGACACTGTCACCGCAGAATATCAGGACAATACCTTACCAGATCCGTACACAACAGCAGATGAACTTGATGTTTCTGCCACTACCCTAATTGGCACTATAGTACCACCTCTCGAGAGAGCACCAGCTGCTAACTTGAGAACCGTTGATGCATTCGGTAACAGTCTAAATACTGTAACCGTTGATCAACAGGTACAGATCAGCGCTGATTTGAGTAATGGTCAGGATAAAAAGCAAGACTTTGCATACTTGGTACAGGTTCAAGATGGCGACGGTGTTACAGTCTCACTAGCATGGATTACAGGTTCATTAACTGAAGGTCAATTATTTAGCCCAGCATTATCATGGATTCCAACAGACAGTGGTAGCTACACAGCAACCGCATTTGTTTGGGAATCAGTAGATAATCCTACGGCATTATCACCTCCAGTTAGCACAACAATAAGTGTAAGTTAAGACAACTAGTTCAAATTTTCCCCTTTTTCTTTTTTTTAAAAATGTCAAATACCTATACTACTACACGACAAAAGTATTACCAAGAAAATAAAAAATCAATTAGAGAGAAAAGAAAACAAAAATACCAAGAAAATAAAAAAGAAGAACAAAAGTCTGCAAGAAAAAGACATTCAAAAAACAAAGAGAGAAATAATTTTATTAGTTTAGTTCATTATCATGCAAATGATAAAAAACTAAACAAAAAAAGACAAGAACGAAGACCAAAGCGACAACCCAATGTCAAATGTTTAATGTGCAATAATACATTTCATACCAAAAAAAATCCATTTACACGATTATCAAAAAATAAACCACAGTGTCCAAAATGTGGTGATAGAATAATCACATTTATTGTTTAAACTTTTCTTAAATTCGTCATACCTTTAATTTAGAAACATAATTTTTCGTGTGCCTGAGAAATTAGAAAAATGTGTAGCTGATCTTAAAGCACAGGGAAAACCTGATGATTCTGCATATCCTATTTGCATCGATAGTACAGGTGAAAAGCCCCATAAAGAAATTAAAGAAGATCACAATCAACATAATGTCCCATCCAAATTGGATATCCAATTTGATCGTCAACGAAAAACAGAAATTGCAGAAGCCATCTTTCAAGAAAAAATAAATGCAAATAGACAAGTTCCGTTATTTAATCCTCCAATTACTAAACGTAAAGTAGAACCTGACATTCAAAAAACTACAAAAGGAATTGGTGGTCAAGAGGGGAAAATTGACAGTGATGCTAACACAAACAACATGACTACAGATCTGTGGAAAAAAATTCTTGATTCGCAGATGAGGCGAAATGTCAAAGAACCAAGGTATTAAAAAAAATGACTATCCCAACATCAGGCCAAACACCAAATCAATATCTGGGCCTTTGGGAAGGACCAATCGATCATAAAGCAAGTTCTGTAATTAATGTAATATATGAAAAAGGAAATACTTCATCTACTGGTGATGATGTAGTAATTGGCGATACAGTTTATCTGGTTAGTCCTCCTACTGATGAACTTTTACCAAGAGTAGATTGGATTCTTAATGCTCCACAAGCTTTATTATTTTATGGAATTGCAGTTGCAGGAGATAAGGGAGGAATTTATCCTAGTAAAGGAACTGGATTTGCAGTAGGAGGAGCAGGTCAAGGCTTCGACATTCCTACATTACTTACAACAAAGAGTGGTGATGGTCTTCGAGTTTGCACCCAAGGTAGATGTATTACAAGAATTTCAGCAGCAACTGATATTACTATTGGAGATAAATTATCTGTAGCATCTAATATTTCGGGATTAAAACTTGCTGTGAGTACTGATACAGTTGTTGCTACTGCATTGTTTTCGTCCTCTCAAAATTTGGGTCCTCAGTCATCATTTTATGCTCCAGTAGATATTCAACGAGAAGGAATCCTACCATAGATTCAAAATACCCTTAACTATCTAAACGACTTTTTTTTGTGTCCGAATCTAGATCTACTCTATGCGGAAACTGTAAACACTTTGTTGTTGGAGGTTTGTGCGAACTAGTCAAAGGACAGATTAAAGCTAAAGACACATGTGATTTGCATGAATATGGACAACCACAATCAATGGATACTGAAGTTGATCCAACACACAACAAGTTACAAGTAAATTACAAACCAGGATTCATGGTAGAGACTACCACTGGAGATGTTGCACAAAAAGCACTACAGATGGAGCATGAAATGTTAGCTCGCGGAATTCCTGAAGAAGAAGTTCATAGAGCAGTAATTGCATACTTTTCAGAACGAGAACCACCATATGCAATGCCGTGGCCTGGACCAGTTACTGGAGTTGATTCAGCAGGAACAATCAACAATGTAATAGTTCCTGACACTGGAGAACCTACAACATACTTTCAAGGACTGCCAAAAGATGTACAGCCATATCCAACATCAAATGTATCGCCATATGGAATTGGTTCATCAACCCCACCATACCAATCATTTTTTAGCCCAGATCCTAACAGTGTTGGTTCATTATCAAATGTGTATGATGTGCTAAACCCACCGTACCCTTACGAATCTACAAACTGGTTGGGAACTGCATCTAAAATAAATTCTGAACCATCAATGCATGGAGAGCATGGATTCAATGTAGCAAAAGCAATTCCTGAATGGCGTTATCCTGTAGAAGATTCCCAAGTGTATCCACCAAAAATTCCTGATATTATACTTCCACCAAGCGGTACAAACAGACTAGCAGAAACATATGATTCAGAATTAGCAGCAGGTATTGAAATTGAATTAGAACATACTAGTAATAGAAATCTTGCAAGACAAATTGCACAAGATCATCTCAAAGAAGATCCAAAATATTATACAAAATTATTAACTCATGTAGAGCCTCAGAAAAAACATCTTCTTAAAAAAACAGCAGAGGCAAAAAAAGAAGAAAAAGAAGAAAAAAAGAAGAAAACTTTTCGAGATTTATTATTAAAATGGGCTTTGCTTTTGGGCGGTGCAGCAGCAATTGACAAAATTCTTGATGACCATGAACCTGACACTCCACTAGAAGTATTTGCAGAATACACAGCTACACTTGATAGTGAAACATGTGAGGAATGTAGAAATGCAAATGGTAAAACATTCAACATACTAGAGGTACATAACAGACCAGTACTTCCTAGTGAAAATTTGGGATATACAACTAGACATCCACATTGCAGATGTGATTGGAATATCAAGGAAAATTATACTCGTTCTCCTGACACACTTTCTCGTAAAGAGGAATCAGAAATTCATAGAATTGAATCACACATTAATCATGCAGCAAAAGATGGCACTCTTCACAAAGTAAAAAAAGATGGAGACTTGTATTCCAAAACTACAAAGAAAAATCCACTAAAGGAAATTTGTGCATGTAAGAAGCTTGACTTGCCAAACATTGAATTACCTCCAATTCATTTGGAGTTACCAAAAACAAAACTATCAAGAAAAATTTTACAAGAAAGTATTGCTAATCTTCGTTCAGAATTTGATTGGTTGACTAATGATTATGTAACAAAGGCAAGAGAACTTGCAATGGATTCTGGAGGACAATTATATCTGATACGTGCAGCAGGGGAATCGATTACAGATCACAGGTCTGAGGGAGAACCATACAGACGAAAACTATCAGCAGATGAACTAAACTCTATGACTCGAACATCAATTGGAAAAAATATGGATATTAATCATCAACCTGAACTTGAAACTGATGCAACCATATTGGATGCAGAGTTTGATAAAAAAAGAAAAGAGATACAGATGTTAGTAATAGAGCGTGACCATCAAATCAATAATGCAATAGATGATGGAAAAATTTCAGCAGTTTCAATTAATGGTGGTATGCCACGCTCTGAAAGTATAGAGCCATGTAATCATAATTGTAATGGTAAGAGTTGTGAATTATGTCTTGTACCAAAGGGCGTAGTACTAGGAGAGTTGGATGGAATTGCAATGACCTGGGTTGTAACTGATCCTAAAGGATTATACTGGAATGGACACTTTGTGTCATCAGCAGAACCTGGAATTAAAACAACAAAAATTGAAATTCTCTAGTGAGTAAAAGTAGAATCTGCATGTAGTGTACCAAATTCTAACTGTGCATCAAAAGTTTTTCCAAGATAATTAGCAAAGTCACTTGCTGGAACTGTCCATTTTACAGTATCACCAGTTGTAGGTTTTGTAACGTATTCGTCAGCTATATGTGTACCAGTTCCTTTTATCCAAATTACTAATCTTGCTTTTCCCTCTGGTCCTGGATACCATCCATTAATTGTTGCAGTAACAATTACATCCTCATTACTTGTGTATGCTGTTTTATCTGTACTAATGTGAAATGGAGAACTCATAATTTTACAATTATTTTTATTTGATTAAAGGTATTTTGTAAAAAAATAAATTTGTAATTAATTTTTTAATTGTAAAATAATTCTTGTTGAATCTTTCTTAAAATGGTTATACCTTTAAACAGAATACACATCAATAATTATTGCGACTAATAAAAAAATTACAAGAATGTGCAACAATGGGACAAGCAGATCCAATCCTTACAAGACTTGGAGCAGGTCCTGCTGTTAAAAAATTAGTAGAGACAGCACTTGTATTATCAAACTCACAAGATCCTCAACAAAGAAATCATGCTTACTCATTTATGGAATCAGCAATTAGAGAATTAGAAGATGCAGAAAACAGAGGAGCAGATTCTGGTCTTGGACCTGCTGTAGATGATGGTATTAATGCACCTAAACTATCTGAAGAAGAAGATGCAGGCAAACATGATGCTGTATCCAAAGTTTTTGGTGAAGAAGAAAAAGATGACAAAGATGATGATGAGCATAAAATACATGAAGAAGTTTTAGATAATCATAATAACGGACCAAGAGAAGATGGTTCTGAGCAATCCACTGAAAATGTTGCACCATATGCTGGTGAAGGGGTTGATACTACCAATGGTGAGAAACCAATGCAGGATATGGATGATACAGTAAACCAATGGAGTGAGACTAATGGAATGATTGTGCCTGGATTAGTGCCAGATGCTCAACAGCAAATGGGTGGAATGCCACCTGGAATGCCACCTGGAATGGGAGCACCACCAGGATTAGATCCAAACATTGCACAAGAAATGGGAGCCCAAATGCCTCCAATGCCACAATTAAATGATAATCAAATGATGCGTCAAATGCAATATACAATAAAACATGAAATAAGTAATTACCATAATAAAATAACTAGACCTATGAATGAACGTCTTAATGCAACTATAAAAATGCAAAGAGAAACTATCAAAGAACAAAGAAAAGCAATCAAAGCACTCTCAATAGAAGTACGAGAAACTAAAACAAGCAGTGGAAGTATGAGACTTGATTTGGATTCAATGAAACAAAATGCTACTGCATCATTTAGAGAAACTGTAGAACAACTCCCAGGATTTACATCTCCTGCTGAAATTCAATCAGTAACTGGAGTACAACCACTTCCAAACTATCAGAGAAACAAAGTTGCAATTGCACGTTCTGAAATAGAACAAATGGATAAAATGCTAAACACTCAAAAGAATCCAATGTATAGATAGAAACAAATTTTTTAAACAATAGTAATTTATTTTATAAAATTATATTTTTATGCATTTGTAAATGCAAATTTTTTATTTTATGTTTGTTTTTTAATTTTTTTGTAAGAGTATTATTCTATTATTATTTATTTTCAATTTTTTTTAATGAACAAATAACTTACAAACTCTACATTAAAGTATTTTGAAAAAATAAAATTAAAAATATTTTTACAAAAATAATTTTGAATATTTCTTAAATTGAAAATACCCTTAAACAGAATAAACATTCTCTATCATTGACTAATTTTTATCTCGGACTAGCAAGAGGCCCAATAGATCACAATGCAAGTTCTGTAATTAATTCAATTGCAAATGATGCAATTGAAATGGGTTCTGTTGTAACTTTACTTACTACTATTCCATCTGCTGAATTGTTACCAAGAGTTTTAGAAGCTCCTGCTGTTCAGGGTTCAAAAGGATATGGCATTGCAGTTGGTGGAGATACAGATGGAATTTATTCCACTACTGGTGCAGCATCTGGCACTGATTCAACAAAAGCTACTGTATCAGGAGGACAAGGTGTAGTTGTTGTTACTCAAGGAAGATGTCTTGCAAGAGTTGATGGTACAGGAGGCGGTGCTGTTAGTATAGGTTCACCATTAACTATTAGTGATACTACTACTGGTACTTTAGAATTAGCTACTTCAGGTGATGAAGTTATTGCATTAGCATTACAAGATCCTACAACTACAACTGACATTATCGCAGTTGATGTTCAAAGAGAAGGAGCACTGGCATAGAATGGCATCTTCTAAAACAAAACACAACCGACAATCTATTTTACAATTATCTGAAATGGCTCATGTTCAAGAAGCACTTATGGCAAGTGCAGAAGCACAGCAAAGAGCAGGAAAACCATTTGATATTTTCAGACCAATTAGAGAAACACCACTTTCAGTATTCTTTGATAAGACTAACCCTCAAGGATTTGAGGAAGGCAGACTAAATCCAAATCTTCCTGCAATCTGGAAGCATCGTTACGGAATTAGAATCGGTGATGAGGCAAGAGGTAACATGAGAATTGGTGGTCGTGATCTTAAAGAAACAGTTTCAGTACCAAACACATTATCCGCATTAAAAATTGCAGATGAAATTTTAGAGGGAGCAGAGCCTTGGAGTGACTGGAAACAGTATGCTAGACTCATTGATATGGACGCTCCAAAAGTTAACGTACCATTAACAAAATATACAGATACAGTTGGTGGTGGCCCATCATCTAGTGCTCAGAAAGGACTTGAGATTTATACTGAATCTGGGGGCGTACCTCCAGCAATCGGTGGAAAAGTGACCACAGTTGAGCTTGATACTTCTGGTACAAATAATTCCTTTAGAGGAACTATCTCTGTAAACAGAAACGATGTCAAGGATAATAATTTCTTATCTGTTGAACAATCTTTGAAAAATGCTGGTAACGAATTTTACTTTATGATTGGTAAAAAAATCATTGACACTCTAGTTGATGGTCTTACTGCAACTGCTGGTCCTAATGTAGAGTCCAAAGCAAACCTTGCAAACAATACTCCAGTTCAAGAAGAACTAGAAGCATTAGTAGAAGTTATCCGTTCAAGATTCCCAGGTCAACAGAGAAATAGAGCAGATACTATGTTTATCAATCCATCAGATGCAGCACTAACTGTAAAGACTGCATCCACTGGTGGTTTCTATCCATTCTTCAACAGATTTGAGTTAGGACCAACTGATGACACAGATGTAATTAATAATTCTGGATTAGCACAATCACTAGGACTCAGAGCAGTTTGGGAAACTCCTCAAATTGCAGCAGGCAGTGTACTAATTACAAAGAGAGACATTGCTGAAGTCGTTGGACTCAGAGAAGATTTGACTATCGAAAATTTTGACCTCACGGTGGGCGGACTTTATCAAACCGATTTAGTTGTACGAATCGATGTGCAAGAAGCCCATTCAGATGTTGGTGCATTCCTCATCACTGATTACGAAGTTCAATAAGTAATTCATTTTGATTACTTTTTACAACGTTTAATTTTTTCCAAGTGCTTTTTTATGTTGTGATTCCAACATAATACTTGAAATATTTTTGGATAACCCATTAATTAATACCTTTATTCTTTCATCCTTACATTCCATTGAGTAATTTGAGTAAAGCTAAATGTAACAAATGTGGTGGAAGTGCAATAGCTGATACATATGAACAAGCACGAGCAATAATCAATCATGCAGTAGGGTTATCGCGTGGAATAAAATGCGGTGATAGCTATAATATGGTTCAAGAAATAAAATCAGAAGAAGTTGCAAAAAAAACATCTATACCACAAATACCAAAACCAGTTGTAATACAAACACCAAAACCAGTTGTAATACAAACACCAAAACCAGAAACACCTAAACCAGTTGTAACTAATACACCTAAATCCGAAAATACGCCTAAACCAGAAAAGCCAAAATCATCCACATCCTCTGAAAAACATAAAGAAAAGAAACAGACAAAATCTTCTGTCTGATTATTCTATCTGACAATTATACCTTTATTTTTGTTATAATAGATTATGTATGTCATCTACACCTATTCAAGAATATGCTATTCTTAATGAAGTAAAATTCAAACTAAACATCGATACTAGTGATACATCTCAGGATGTACAAATTACAGTAGCTACCAATGATTCAAACAACTACATTGCAGAGCAGACAGCAGTTCATGCAACAGTAGTTGTAGCAGGAAATGATCCATCCCTATCATCAATGGCTAATAATTTAGCTGCTGCTTATTTTAATTTCTGGATTAGTACTGAAAAAGATCGCGAAGAACTTGAACGTTGGCAAAACCGAATCCAGCAGTACATCATGGCAAAGTATGGCAAGAAAAGTGCCAATATGCTATCAGGTGAGGATACAATTGGTGTAACTGGTGGATTTGTCAGTACTTCTTCAGGTGTCAGTCCTGATCCTTGTGATTGTAGTCCACTAACTACAAAAGGTGACATTTGGGGGTATGATGTAACTGATAATAGAATTCCAGTAGGTGCAGACAATCTTATCTTAACTGCTGATTCTAGTAATTCACTAGGAGTATCATGGCAAGTAGCTGGAGGTGGATTAGGTGATGTAATTGGTCCAACTGGTGCAACTGATAATGCCATTGCAAGATATGATACTACAACTGGAAAACTAATTCAAAATTCTGGTGTATTAATTGATGATTCAAATAATGTAACTGGAGTATTGTCTATTGAAATTGGTGCTGGTACTTGGACAATTTCTGAAGATATTTCTAAGGAATTATTATTTACCAGTCCAACAGGGGATGGAAGTCATGGTATCAAAGTTGTTTCTGATACTGGTGAAATTATTTTACAAAATACCGTATCAACTAATGACTATACATCTTTACTTTCAACTGGTTTTACTGATGCATTAAGTAGTACAACTGCCATTGCATTTTCTGTACAAAGTAACATTACAACTGCAAGTGACAGTGGTACAGAACCAATCACACAAGTTCAAGGAAAAGCAAACGGTGGTTCTGTTATAACTCGACCAATATTTGGATTTTATAATTTTACTACGAAACTTTGGGAGATAAATAATGATGGTACAGTTGACATGCTGGGCAATAGTCTTGAAAATGTTATACTAACTACTCCTACAATTACTGATTTTACAAATGCAGTACATGACCATGAAGATGCACCAGGGGGCGGTACTCTAATTGCAACTAATGCATTAACTGCAACAGGAACTAAAGACTCTACAACATTTTTGAGAGGCGATGACACGTGGGCCATTCCACCTGGAGGCGGTGGTTCGCAAACTCCTTGGCTTTCTGATATTGATGCAGACGGATTTGATTTAATTGATTTAAAAAATATTGAATTCAGAAATATAACAGGAACCGCTCCTGATATTACTACACAAGCAATCTTTACTACAACTGCATTTATGCGATTTAATGTTCCAACTGGAGATATATTTGAATGGGGAGTAAATGGTTCAACTGATCTTACACTATCTGAAAGTGAACTAAATTTACAATCAAACACACTTGGAATGGGCGATGCTACTTCAATTATTTGGGCTAGTAGTGCCAATCGCAGAATCAATAACAGTGCTGCTACGGGATTTATTTTTGAAGTTGAAACTGGTGATAACTTTGATTATCAAATTAATTCTTCATCTGAATATACATTTGATGCAACCCAACTAGATCTTAACTTTAATAATTTAGTAGAGATTGGAAGTGGTACAATTAGTGCTCTATCTGATATTGGCACTCCCGTAACTGGTGACTTTTTGTTAATTCTTGATGATACAGATTCTGTAATAAAAAAAGTTAATGCAAGTGAACTTACTAGTGGGATTGTATCAATTAATTTAGATACAACAGCAGCCCAATTATTAGTACAACAAGCAAATAAAATTTTAATTGCAAGTGATCTTGCAGGAAATCATACATTTACAATTGGAACTGATATTGTAACACTAACTGATTCACAAACTATTATCAACAAAACAATTGATGGTGATAATAACACCATTCTTGATATCAACGAAACTCAAATGAATGTTTCAGTTGGTGTAGCAGGAACAGTTCTTACATCAAATGGAGTAGGTTCACCTCCTTCTTATCAATCAGGTGGTACATCATTACCAGTTCCTGACACCACATCAATAGTTGAGGGAAGTGTAGATGGAACAAAGGAACTACGATTTGATGTTGGTAGCAACACTACTGGAGTCATTGGTGTAATAGCTACTGCTTTCACTACTGCCAAAACAATGACATTTCCTGATGCTACTGACACAGTAGTTGGTAAGGCAACTACTGACACATTCACAAACAAGACCATCGATGCTGATGGGACTGGAAACGTAATTACAAACATTGGTTCTAGTGAAATCAAGTCTGAAATCATAACTGGTTTCTCAACTGTTACAGCTGCTTCTGGTGATTTCATTTTACTCAGTGACACTGGTGATTCAGGCAACCTCAAGAAAGTCGATGCTGTTGACTTTCTTGGTGGTTCTACACCCCCCTTTGCTGAC